TCTGTCTTGATGCGAAGGAAGCAGGTTTTGAAATCTGGTGCGACCCTCGGATACGTGTAGGACATGAAAAATCAAGAATCATATAATATTCTTATAAAGGGTAAGGTAACATTTTCTGGTCTTTCAGAATATGAAATGTTTGAGAGACTAGAAGACCTTTCTATAGAATTCTATCAGACAGGTTTACCTCATCCAAGTGATGTAGAAACTGAAACTATTACGGAAAATTAAATGGCGAAAATGAAAAAAAGTCTCAGTGGAGACATGTTTGTAGAGGCAATTCCGAAAAAATCTCGTCAAGGGAACGGAAAACATTCAAAATACTCTGCTACATCCCGTAACTCGGCTCGTAAAAGGTACAGAGGACAAGGAAAATGACCAAAAGCGTCTCGAAAGAGGCGTTTTTTAATGTAATAAAATATTTCTTAAGAAAACAGTATAAATAAATCTAGAAAACTACTGCTAAATGAATGAAAACGAGGATATCCAGAGCATTTAAGGATATTAGTCTATCTTTTAACCCTCATCCCGTCACAAATGACCTTACAGTTATTAAGAATGAGAACGCAATTAAGAAATCTGTAAGGAATTTAGTCCAAACTATTCCTGGAGAGAGATTTTTTAACTCTATCTTAGGTACTGATATAAGGGGCAGTCTTTTTGACTTCGTTGACTATGGTACAGCATCCGTTATAGAGAAACAAATACAGACTACAATAGAAAATTTTGAACCTAGAGTTGAAAATTTAAATATAGAAGTGTTTCCTAGACCAGATCGTAACGAATTTGAAGTAAATATATACTTTGATATCATCGGACAGCAGTTTCCTTCTCAAGCATTTCAATACATATTAGAAGCCACCAGATAATATGCCTTTTACTAAGTTTACAAATCTCGATTTCGATCAGATAAAAGAGTCGATTAAGAGTTATCTTCGTGCTAATTCCGAATTTACGGGATTTGACTTTGAAGGTTCCAACTTTTCAGTCTTAATTGACACGTTAGCATACAATACTTACATTACTGCCATTAACTCTAACATGGTTATTAACGAATCCTTCTTGGATTCTGCTACTGTTAGGGAAAATGTTGTTTCTTTAGCACGTAATATAGGTTATGTACCTCGTTCTAGGACTGCTGCTAAGGCAACTGTTAACTTTCCTGTATTAGTTGATACTTCAACTGTTCCAAGTAACCAACCAATCTACTTAAAAGCAGGTCTAGTCTGCACTGGAGCACAAGCAAATAGCACATATAGTTTTTCTATACCTGATGATATAGAAGCAAATATGGTAAGTCATGCTGCTAACTTTGGAACTGCTACTAATCCAATTACAGTATACCAAGGAACCTATCTCTCTAAGGAATTTATTGTTGATGGGTCACTTGATCAGAGGTTTATATTAGATAATTCCTTTATTGATACGTCTACAATCGTTGTATACATCAATACACCTATTTCAACTGGAGTATATCGTACAGGAAAGGGTGTTTTATACAAAAAAGTTGATAATATTTTAAATATTGACTCAAGTTCAGAGATATATTTAATGCAAGAGGTACAAGATGAGAGATATGAGTTACTTTTTGGTGATGGTATCTTTGGTAAGAAGTTAGAAAACGAAGCAAAGATCACTGTACAGTATATTGTTACAGATGGTAAAGAAGGAGATGGTCCAAGTAACTTTACTTTCTCTGGAAGTATAGAAAATGCTGATGGAGTCAGCATGGAATTAACAGGAACCCCCTCAGTAAACACTGTTTCTCGTGCAAGTAATGGTGGAAACATAGAATCCCTTGATTCTATTAAATACTACGCTCCTAGACTCTATTCGGCACAGTATAGAGCAGTTACAGCAAGGGATTATGAGACAATTATTCAACAAATTTACCCAAATACTGAAAGTGTGTCGGTAGTTGGTGGTGAAGAGATGGATCCACCCGAATTTGGAAGCGTTTTTCTTACAATTAAGCCAAAAAATGGAGATTATGTGTCAGATTTTGACAAAAATCAGATACTTTCCGATTTAAAGCAATATTCTTTGACTGGAATTAACCAAAAAATCTTAGATTTGAAAGTTTTGCATATTGAAGCAGAATCATACATCTATTATAACACTGCTAAGGTTGAAAGTATTGATGGATTGAAAACAGAATGTATTCAGGGTCTTACATCTTACGCTAATTCCATAGATCTTAACAAATTTGGGGGAAGATTTAAGTATAGTAAGGTTTTAACCGTTATTGACGAAATTAGTGATGCAATAACTTCCAATATTACAAGAATAAGGATCAGAAGAAACTTAAATGCTCTTGTAAATCAATTTGCACAATACGAATTGTGTTTTGGTAACGAATTTAATGTTAAACCAGGTGGATATAACATAAAAAGCACTGGATTTAAGATTTTAGGTATAACTGATACTGTTTATTTGACAGATATTCCAGATTCTAACCAAAAAACAGGAACAGTAGAGATTGTAAGGGAAGATATAACAGATGGATCAAAAGTAGTTATTGTAGAAAATGCAGGTACAGTAGATTATGTGAAAGGTGAGATAAATCTTACAACTATTAATATAACATCGACTGATAAAGAAAATAATATTATTGAAGTTCAGGCATTTCCTGAATCTAATGATGTTATAGGTCTTCAAGACTTATATTTGAAATTTTCCATTGCTGATAGTTCGATAAATATGGTTAAAGATACAATTACATCTGGGGAACAAATATCTGGTCTTGGATATAATGTTACATCAAGTTATAACAATGGGGAATTAACAAGAGAATAATATGATCACAACAGGTATTGATAAGAGAGTACAAGTTCAGCAATTAATTGATAATCAACTTCCAGAGTTTATATTAGCTGAAAGTCCTAAAACTGCTGATTTTTTAAAGCAATATTATATTGGACAAGAGTATCGTGGCGGTCCAGTTGATATTAGTGACAATTTAGATCAATATTTAAAGTTAGATAACCTAACTCCAGAGGTAATAACAGGAAGAACTGCACTTTCTGCAGGTATTACTACGGATGCTACTACTATTAACGTTGATAGTACCAAAGGATTTCCTAATCAATATGGTCTTTTTAAGATTGATGATGAAATTGTTACATATACTGGAGTAACAACTAATAGTTTTACTGGATGTGTTCGTGGATTTAGTGGAATAACTACATATCATGCTGAAAATGCTCCAGGTGAGTTAGTTTTCTCTACATCTAGTAGTGCGACACATGAGAATGATGCTGTTGTTGTTAATTTAAGTTCTCTATTTTTACAAGAATTTTATAAAAAACTTAAAGTTACTTTAACTCCTGGATTGGAAAATGTAGATTTTGTATCTAATCTAGATGTTAGTAACTTTATTAAGGAAGCGAGAACATTTTATGAAGCAAAAGGAACTGAAGAATCCTTTAGAATACTCTTTCAAGTATTATATGGTGCTGATCCAAAAATTATTGACCTAGAAGAATTCTTAATAAAACCATCTTCTGCAAAATATATTAGACGTGAAAGAATAGTTGCTGAGAAATTATCTGGAGATCCTATAAAATTAACAGGTCAAACTGTATTTAATTCTAAGGATTCTCAAACAAGTGCTTCTATATCAGAAGTTGAACTTGTTACGGGTATTCCTGGAACTACTAATGAGTATTATGCTTTAGATATTTTTGTTGGATATGATGATGAGGAATATGTTACTGGAACTTTTAATGTTCCAGGAAAAACCCGTGTTATAGGTGATGTTAGTGTAGGTTCATCTGTTATTACAGTGGACTCTACAGTAGGTTTTGGTGCTACTGGAGTTTTGGTAGCAGGAAATGCTGATGTTGGTATTAATACTAATATTGTCTATACAGACAAAACAATTAATCAGTTTTTAGGAATTTCTACTACAGGTTCACAATCAATTCAATATGATATTTCTTATGGTAATGATTGTAGATCAGATGAGATCATTTATGGATATGAAGGTGGTGATACAACAAAAGATAAAATTGAATTAAGGATTACTGGAGTTTTATCTGATTTTATTTCTGAATCTCAAAATAGATTATCTTTAGAAGGTGAAACAATACTTGTTAAGAGTATTGGTGAAAAAATAGAAGATAATGATTTATCTCGTAAACAGATTAATGCAAATTCTTGGATTTATAATACATCTACAGTATCTGAAATAGATGATAATATTGCAGGTACTACTGGTAGTTTTGATTTAAAATCTAAAACTAATAGAACAAGTTTAAGGGTTGGGGATACTGTTGGAATTACAACAAGAAGTAGTAATCCATTAGATCCAGAATTTGAAACTCCATTTACTGGTGAAGATGCTACTGCAACCGTAGATGCCATATCAGGTGATGGTTTTAATGTTTCCCTAAGTGATAACTTTTTTGCAAAAACTGGTGTAGATTATAATTTAAGAAGAGTGTTGAATAAAGCATCTTCTACTTCTGATATTACTTTTAAATATGGAAATGATTCATTAACAGCAGATATTCAGAATGTTTATAATGAAAATGATGAATATTTGTATGTTGCTACTAATGGATTACCTTCTTATCCTATTACAAAGGGTCTTGCTAAAGTTGGAATTTCTAGTGCGATTGCAGGAGATACAATTCAGGGATATAATTCAGCTACAAGAAAGTATTCAATAATATCTTTTAGCGAATCTAATATTCCTTTCATAACTGGTGATGAAGTATATTATACTCCAGGAACCATTGATGGTACAAATGCTCTTGAGGGAATCTCTGAAGGAGTATACTTTGTACAGAATGTAGATTTTAACAAAATTAAATTATATACATCAGCATCTTCTTTAGCAAATCCTTCTAGTACTAGTGTTGAATTTACTGTTAAGGATATTACAGGTTCAGTATTTGTACCTCATACATTTACCTTATTAAGACATTATAACCAACAACTTCATTCTCAAGAATTACTTAAAAAATATCCTATAGATGCTGATTTACAAACAGGAGAGGATACAAAGACTCTTCCTGGTCCTATAGGAATGATGATTAATGGTGTAGAGATTGAAAACTACAAATCATCAGATAGTGTCTTTTATGGACCATTAGAGAAATTTTCTGTTATTACTGGTGGTGAAGGTTATGATATAATTAATCCACCTTCATTAGAAATTGAGGCAGGTGCTGGAACAACTGCATTAGTTCGTCCAGTTATATCTGGACATCTTAGAGAAATTTTAGTTGATCCCCAAAATTTTGACATTGAAGATGTTCTTTCAGTAAGAATTACTGGTGGTAATAGCGGTAAAACTATACTAAGACCTGTAATTAAAAAAAGAAATAGAGTATTAGAATTTGATGGTAGACTTATAGGTAATGGTGGTGATGTTGATACTGTTAATGAAACTCTTAGATTTTTAAATGATCATAATTTAGAAAGTGGTCAAGCACTAGTTTATAATAGAAATGGTTTCCCTGCATTGGGAATTGGTACCTTTAAAGGAAGTGATGCTGCTGATTATGAAACATTAGAAGATGGTGCAGTATATTATCCTCAAGTTCTTGGAATAAGTAGTATTTTTCTTTATAAAGATAAATCTGATTATAATGCTGGAATTAATACAATAGGATTTACTAATGTAGCAAAAACAGGAATTCATAAGTTTATACTTAAGAATGCTAAAAATACTTTAAATTCTATTGCTATAGTAGATCCAGGTGATTTATTTGTAAATAGAAAAATTTATGTTAAGTCTACAGGTATTTCCACTTATACAGATACTATTATTTTTGAAAATCATGGATTTGAGGATGGAGAATCTATAGTTTACTCTGGTGGAGAAACTGCTGATATTACAGGATTATCTACTTCAATTGAATATAAGGTAATTAAGATAGATAATGATTCATTTAGGATTGCAAATGCTGGAGTAGGTGGAACTATAACAACGAATTATGATCAGAATAATTATACAAAATTTACAACTAAAGGATCTGGATTACAAACATTTAATTATCCTGATATTACAGTTACTTCAGAAGTAGTATATTCTACTGGTATAACAACTGAAACTGTTAAATTAACTCCTGTTATTGATGGACAAATAATAGATGCTTTCCTTTATGAAGAAGGAACCTCGTATGGTACTGAGAATTTAATAAATTATCATAATAGACCAGAAATAACTTTAAAAAATGGTATTGGTAGAGCAGATAAAGATATTAGTCCTGCTATAGTTCCTATTATTGAAAATGGAAAAGTTGTAAAGATTAGAATTGATTCTGGTGGAGATGAGTATTATTCTACTCCTAATCTATCAGTAGAAGGTGATGGATATAGTGCTAGGATAAGACCTATTATTGATAGAAATGTAGGATCAGATACTTACTTAAAAATAGTTGATACTGTAATACTTAACGGTGGAACAGGATACAGTACAAGTAAAACTTCAATTAAAGTTACTCCTGCAGGAAAGAATGCAATATTTGATACCGATATCCGAAAATTATCATTATGTGGAATACAATCAACAAGACCATATAATGTAAGATATACTGATGAAGTCATTACACAGTCTGTACATGGTCTCAGATACGCTGTAGTAGGTTATTCTACTGATGTAGGTAAAGAATACTTTGGAGATCTTACAGGAGGTCACTCACCTATTATAGGATGGGCTTATGATGGTAATCCAATATATGGACCTTATGGATATACAGATGCTTTTGATAATTCTACCGTTAGTCTTTTAAAACCAAGTTATAGTTTAGATGTTTCTAAAGTTGAAAATAGACCAGGAATAACAACTTTTGCTGCAGGAACTTTTGCCGAGGATTATTCATATGATGCTTCTGGAGATTTGGATGAACATAATGGTAGATATTGTATAACACCACAATATCCTGATGGTGTATATGCTTATTTTGTGGGTGTTAATACTGCTTCCACTGGAAAATTAGAACCAGTTTTCCCATATTTTATTGGACATACTTATAGATCACTTCCAGTAGTTTTAGATTCAGAAGATAAACTTACACAATCATTTGATTTTAATTCTTCAGATTTAGTTAGAAATACCTTCCCATATAAAGCTGCTGTTAAGTATTCATCAACATACTTTATAGAATCGGATGATATTGTTACACAATCTTCAATTGTAGAAGCAGTTTCTCAAGGGGATGTAGAATCTCTTGATATCATAAAATCTGGAGATAATTACAAAGCTGGTGATAGTTTAGTCTTTGATGACACAGGGACTAACGGAAATGGTTTAAGTGCTATTGTTAAAACTATAGAAAGTCCAGAGTTATCGGTTATTGAAACTGAATATACTTCATTTACTGGTGTTCAGTTTACATGGAAAGATGCTAATAAAATATCTGCATACTTTACAGAACCTTCTGAGTTAGCAATTAATACTCCTATTATAGTTTCTGGATTATCAACTGCCATTAAAAATCTTGATGGAAATCATATACTTGGGATTACTACTGAAAATACAGTTCTTTATAAAGAAGTTGCTTTAAATGGAACTGCAGGAATTATAACTGATATTTACGTTGGTAGAACTTCTGATTTAATTTCTGTTGGTAGTACTATTGGTATCGGTACAGAAACATTATCAGTTCTTAATAAGTTTGAAGATAGAAATATTTTAAGAGTTAAGAGAGGTGTTACTGGAACTGCTCATACAGTTTCTACTGAAGTTAAGTTAATACCAAGAACTATTACATTACCAATAAAAACTGATTACTTTGTATCTAAGTTAGATGATGTTGTTTACTTCAATCCTACGCAGTCTTTTGGTTTAGGTGGAGTTGCTGGAGTATCCACTTCAGTATATGTTTCTGTAGGAGAAACTGCTAGTCAAGTTTCTGTTCCTACTCAAAGTCTTTACTTACCAAAGCATCCATTTAAGAGTGGTCAATTAATAACTCTTACAAAAGCAGCTAGTGGTGGTAATATTGGTGTTTCAACAGATGGAAGTGTTGTTGCTGGATACAGTATACCTATTTCTGGAACTAGTCAGGATCTTTATGTTATTAATAAATCTGAAGATTATATTGGAATAACAACTCAACTTTCAGATTTAAGATCTACAACTGGAACACTTGCAGGTGGATTATTCTTCTTAAGTGCTACTACTAATAGTTTTGAATATACTTTTGAATCTAATTTGACTCAAGTAACAGGAACAGTTGAAAAAATAGATACAACTGTTTCAGTTTCAACAAATCATAATCTTTTAGGTAATGATATTATTACACTATCATTAAAACCTGATCAATCAGTTGGTATTGGTACTTCAGCAGGAGTTACATTAAAGTATAATGCATTAACAGAAAAATTATTAGTTAATCCTGTATTATTCACTTCTGCTGGTATTAATACATCTACAGATATTTTAACTATAAATTCTCACCACTTTAAAACTGGTGATAAGGTATTTTACAGTACTGGTATTGGTGTCACGGATTTTGAAGCAATTGAAGGTGTAACTACTAATTCGTCTTATTTTGTTTATAGAATAGATGATAATAATATTCAATTAGCGGATACTTATTATGATGCTACAAAATATCCACCACAAATCAAGAGTTTAGTATCTGTTGGTGGTACTGCACAAGAATTATCATCAATAAATCCACAAATTCATGTTGTTAGGGATAATGATTTAGTATTTGATGTTTCAGATACATCTTTATCTGGATATGAATTTAATTTATACTATGATTCTGATTTTGGTAATAAATTTGTATCTATTGGAAGTTCATCCGTAATTAGTGTTGCTAGAGATGGTACTGTGGGTAGTGGAGTAACAGCTACTGTTACATTAAAATATAATAAAGACAATCCATTAAATTTATTCTATAATTTAGAAAAATCTGGATTTATTAGTACTTCAGATATTGATGTTAAGAATGGATCTAAGATCCTTTATACCAATAGTGATTATGAAGGTACATATTCAGTTGCTGGTATTGGAAGCACTACTTTTACTATCCAATTAGATAAAAAACCAGAATCTCTTCGCTACGATTCTTCAACTACAGATATTTTTAAATATTCTACAAATTCACCAACAGCAAGAGGACCTTTAAGTGAACTTAAAATAGATTTTGCTGGAGTAGGATACAAACAAATGCCAAAATTTGTAAGTATTGCTTCTACTCAGGGAACAAATGCTGAAGTATTACCTAGATCTTCTACTGCTAATCAAATAAAAAGTGTTAAGATTAATAACATTGGTTTTGAATATGCTTCAGATAAAACTTTATTACCTGTAGCAAGATTATCTCCAGTTATTTCACTAAAAGATTATGGTGTACTTAAGAGTTTAGATGTTGTTAGTGGTGGTCAAGGATTTCTTGCTAATCCTACAATAGTTGTAATTGACAAAATTACTAGAGAAGTTAATACTTCTGGATATTTACAACCAAATGTAAGTCCATCAACACAGTCTATTGAAAGTATTGATATTATATCTGCACCTAAAGGATTAAATATTCCCGAATTAATAACTGTTGATAATACAAATGGTGTTTCTGTTACTAATGTAGCAATTGGTGATACCATAGTTACAGATACTCAAAGTGGAATTGTAACAGTTACTTTAGGAACTCCAATAGTTGGATTTACAACAGCTCCATTTAAAATAGGCGAGGAATTTTTTGCAGAAGGATTTGAAAATGAGTATGGAAATACATTTAACTCTGCATCTAATGGATATAAGTTCTTTACGGTAACTAACACTTATATTAGTAAACCATCAGCATTAACTCTTAATCCTTATCAATTTGAATTTAATATTAGGGATATTGCAAATAATCCAGGACTTACTAAAACAAATCAAACCTTTGCTAGTGTTGTTAATAAGAAAAAACTTCCTGAATTTACACTTGTTCAAGAAGCAGCACCATTTATTGAAGGTGAAACTATCTTAGTGATGGATGCTGATAAGATATATCAAGATGTTGGTCTTAAATTAGATAAAATTTCTAATGATTATATTAAATTGGTTGGTCAATATGATCTTAAGGTAAATGATAAAATTAAAGGAACATATACTGGATCCCTAGCTTCTATTAATACATTATATGCAAACACAGGTGAATTTAAAGTTGATTATTCATCTAAGAAAACTAAGGGTTGGTTTAATAATGTTGGAAAATTGGATGAAGACTATCAGGTTATTCCAGATAATAATTATTATCAAAATTTATCATATACTATTCAAAGTCCAATTGAGTATACAAAATTAGTAAGTCCAGTTAATAGATTACTTCATACTGCAGGATTAAAGAATTTTGCCGATACTGGTATTACTTCTACTTCATCTTCTGGATTATCAACTGCAGTTGATGCAACAACAATAACTCGTGATTTAACTTCTGATAGAAGAGTTGATATTATTAATAGTTTTGATTTAGTATCTGATGTTGATACTCTTACAAATCCAGAGAGATCAAAATATATTAGATTTAGTACTAAAGAACTTGTAAATTACTTTAAGTGTGAAACTAATAATGTTTTAGAAATTGATAATATTAATACGCAGTTCTCTAATGCAAGTAATAATATTAAAACAGATGGTAAATTAGAACTTACTAATACTTTTGGTAGATTCTTAGTACAAGCAACAGTACCTACTAGTATTATGGGAGGTCGTACAAAGGATAGTATTCAACTTACAGAAGTTATTACTAATGTAGATTTTACCAATAAAGATGTTTATACAATTCAAAAAGGATCTTTATTTGGAGACCAGGTTGTAGATAACCAAACAGGTCTTGTAGATATTATTGGAGATGTAGATTATAACGATTACTACTCTTTAAAATTTGAACCAACAGATATTTACACAACTGACCTCAATATAAAAATTTATGAAACATCTCTTGTTGGAACTGGAGTAGGAACAACTAGTTTTGGTTTTGTTAGTTTAGAAGGATTTAGTGAAGAAGTCAGTGCAGGTACTGTATCTGGTCCTACCACTGCTGTTATGGCATCTGCTAATATTAATAATCTAGATGCATATTTTGCATCTGTAGAAGTACATGATACTTATGCCAATACAAATAAAATTACTGAACTTTATGTAACCCATGACGGTACCAATTCATATATTTCAAGTTATGATTTTGAAACTACTACTAGTGATGCTATAGGTACATTCACATCCAGTATTGATTCTGGTATCCTATCATTAAAGTTTGAAAATGATAATACTTCTAACCCAGTTTCAGTTAAATCTAAGATTGTAGGAATTGGAACAACCGCAGCAGGTATAGGAACATATAGATTTAATACTTCTGCTCAACCTGCAGGGTCTGAAAGATCATTAAGGGTACAATCTTCATATAATAGAGTTTCTGCTGCAGCAACAATTCTTGAATTTGATAAAGATACAGTTTCTAGTGTAAGTAATATAATAAGGGTCTCTATAGGAAATACAAGTGCTATCCATCAAGTGATAATGGCACATGATACTACTGATGCACTCTATATGCAGTATCCATTTATATCCATTGGTAGCACTTCTGGAAATATTGGTCTTGGAACATTTACTGCTCAATTAAATGGAAATGATTTTGAATTAGTATTCCATCCAGATGCATCTGGTGAAATACAGGTACAAACCTATAGTGAAGTTATTAATTCTGGATTTGATTTAATTAATGTTGCTCCTGATCATGCGTATGGTCCTGCAATAGATGAACTATCACTTTTACAATATGATGCATTAAATGGTAGTAGAGCAGATAATAGGAACTTTGTATTAAATCATGATGGATTACCAATTTTTGCAAGATACTTTAATCCTTCTGAAACTGATTCCTTTATTCCAGGCACGGGAACATTTAATCTTATTAATAACTTCTTTAATGCTAACGAAAGATTAGTTTATACTCCAGGATCTTCTATAGAAGGAATTGGTACTGGCAGATTATTAATGTCTGATGGAAATCCATTACCAGAAGAAGTTTATGTAAAATCAGGTCTAGTAAATTCAGATAGTTTCCAATTATCTCTTACTAGAGATGCAAATGGAGTAGCAGGAGCAGCAGTAACATTTATTGATTATCCATATGATGCTCCAATGGGAATTGGTACTGGTAATTATCATAGACTTGAGATGTTTAAGAAAAACTCTAAGACTTTAATTACTTTAGATAATGTAATTCAATCACCATTAGCATATTCTCCAATTACAACTACACTTTCAGGTAATGTGGGTGGTCAAGTAGGTGTTTCTACTGATATAATCACTCTTGCTGGTATTTCTTCTATACTTCTTAATGATATCTTAGAAATAGACAATGGATCAGGTGGTAAAGAATTTGTTAAAGTAAAAAATGTTGGATTAGGAATAACAAATAAAGGTCCGATAACAGAAACAGGATCTTTGAATATGCTTGAAGTTGAAAGAGGATTTGTTGGAACTGCTGCAACAATTCATGATGATGGTGATACAGTTAGATTGTATAGAGGTGCTTATAATATTGTTGGAGATAGAATTTACTTTAGTGAAGCACCAAGGGGTCAAAATGAAACAGCAAAGAATAGATCAAATCGTGATGCTGGTAGATCATCCTTTAGTGGTAGAGTTTATCTAAGACAAGATTATCGTCTTAATAAGGTATATGATGATATATCAAATGAATTTACTGGAATTGCTCAAACATTCACAACTCTTGTAAGTGGAGTTAATACCACAGGTATTACTACAGGAAGTACTTTCCTTACCATGAATGGAATATTCCAGAGACCAACTACTGCAGAAAATCCACTTAATAATTATGATTTTATAGAAAATAGCACAGTAGGGGTTACTAGTTTTGTCTTTAGTGGAATTACATCTACAAATGGAGCACTTATTGTTCTTGATGATAAAGTAAATCAAAATCAATTACCAAGAGCTGGTCAAATTATATCAATTGGTTCTAGTGGTGGACTTGGTATTGCTCCTTTAGTTGGTGCTTATTCAACTGCTGTTACTAACACTGTAGGTACTATTACTGGTGTTGGAATTGGTTCTACCGATTTCCAAGGATCTGGATATAACTTTGAGGGTAGTGTTTCTATTGGAGTAACTGATGTTGCTTATGATCATAGATTTATAAGTGTTGATACTAATGCAGTTACAGTTAATCCTAATGGTATTGGTGCATATTCATCATTAACACCTACAGACGCAACCTTTAAATCTGATAGTGGTGAATTAACATTAATTAAAGAGGATCATGGACTTATAACATCTGATTCATATACAGCAACTACTGGAACTTTCTATGATGGAACTGTAGGTATATTAACTGTTAAATTGACTGCATCACCAAGTCCAGCACTTGCAGTTGGTCAAATAGTCAATATCACTGATGGTGGATTGACATTTACATGTGCTGAAGACAGTGATGCATCAAATCATCCTTATCCAAGATCTACGGATTATATGTCCGATAGATGGGTTCCTATCACAGCAGTAAGTGGTGGTGATACATTTGAAATAAATGTTCTTGAGTATACTCCTTCTTCAAATACTACTACACATGCTTGGGTAAGTGCACTTCCAAATTCTATTAAGAGATCTGCAAATACTGTTGGCATTGCAACTACTTCTATGGCATTTAAGTGCTCTAGTGATTACTATAAGAGCACACAATATTATCCACGTTTAACTGATGAAGCTAATGGTGCATGGTTGAATATTAAGACTGCAACTTCAGATTCTATTACAGTTGGTGTTGGATCTGCTGGTGGTGGAGGTACTGGTGCTGTTATAACTGCTACTGTTATACAAGGAAATGCTCATACTTATGTAAGTGGTTTATCAAGTTCTATATTAGTTGATAATGCAACTTATTATAGTCCATATTCAATAGGTGGATTGGGTAATGAATATGATCCAGTAAGTGGTATTTTAACAGTTACTGTAGATAATGCTCATGGTATGAGTGCTGCAGGTCTTCAAACAGCAACAGCTGCTGTATATAATCCAGTAGTTGGTATTATAACCATTACAACTAATGGTGCTCATGGATATAGCACTAATGATTATGTTAAGATTGAGGAAAATTCTTTAACATTTACATGTGCTCAAGATGGTGATCAAACACAACATACTTATCCTAGATCATCTGATCCAATTTTCAATAAGTGGATACAAATCCAAAATGCTTCTGGATCTACTTTTGAGATTCAAGTATTAGATTCAGCACCTTCAACTAATACATCAGTACATACCTTTGTATCTGGAACTGTTAGTGGTATACAAAAAGCGAATAATGTTGTAGCAATTTCTACAAATGCATTTACATTTACATGTGATCAAGATAATAATACCAGCAACCATTCATATCCTAGAGAAAATAAAGAAAATCCAGGATCTGATCCTGCATATAAGGCAACAATAGGTGTTGAATCTGTAGGTACTACAACTTCATTTACATTAAATGTTGGTAAATCACCTGCTCATAGTGGTGGTGGAATAAAGATGACTATCAGTGATGGTGGTGAGGGATATGTAAATCCAAGAATTTTAACTCCATCACCATCATATGAAAATCTTGATGTTCAAGGATTGACAAGATTAGGGTTAGGATCAACTACAGAAACTGGAAATGCACTTAGATTGGGTATAAATGTTGGTGCTAGTTCTACTACTGGAATTGGATCTATTTCTTACGAAGTTAAAGATTTTAATATAACTAGATCTGGATTTGGATTTAGAAAAGGAGATACATTTGTACCTATTGGAATAGTAACTGATAGATATTTCTCTTCACTTTTAACACCTTTAGAATTTAGTGTTAACCAAGTCTTTACTGATAAATTCGGTTCTTGGAATGTTGGTGAATTTGATTATATTGATGATATTACAAATCTTCAAGATGGAGTTAGAAAGAGATTCCCATTAAATTATAAGGGAGAATTGGTATCATTCCAAAGAGGTGATGATGCATCTATAGATCTACAAGCACTTTTATTAATCTTCATTAATGGTGTTATGCAGGTTCCTGGTGAGGCATACATCTTTGGAGGAGGAACAAGTTTTGTATTCACTGAAGCACCAGATGAATATGATGATGTTTCTATTTTCTTCTACAAAGGAACTAATGGTGTAGATGTTACTTACACTGATGTTGTTGAAACATTAAAATCGGGTGATGATGTAGAAGTTAATAAGAAAAATTATCTTTCTGGAAGTTTTAATCAAGAGAAGAGAACAGTTAGTGGAATATCAACTTCAGATCAAGTTGAAACTAATTTATACTTTGGTAGAGGTATTGATGAAGATACCCTCAGACCATTAACTTGGTTGAAGCAGAAAGTTGATAAAACTATCAATGGTAATGTTGTTTCTAAGGCAAGACCTTCTATTGAACCATTAGTATTCCCTAATGCAAGAGTAATTGGTGATTTGACTGCTGTTGATACAGAAGTCTTCCTCGATTCTACTGAATTATTTAATTATGAGAATAAGAATATTGGAGCATTAATAGTTAATGAAAATCAAACCTTAACAGGAGCTGCACTTACTGCTAATGTTTCTGCTGGTGGTACTGTTAGTTCTGTTACCATTGTTAATGGTGGAAGTGGATTTAGTACTACTACAGTCCCAGTATCATTCTCTGCACCAGGAGTAAAGATTGCTGCAGGTGTAGGAACTACTGCTACTGCTACTGCTACAATAACAAATGGATCTATTGCTTCTATCCATATTACAAATCCTGGTCTTGGATATGTTAGTGGTCAAGAACCTGAAGTTATTGCACCTCTTCCTGTTCTTCAGAGAGAAACTGTTACTAATATTGAACCTGTTAATATTAAAGGTTTCTCTGGAATAGTTACAGGAATAACAACAGCATTTGGAAGTGGTGGTACAGGAACATTGGCACTTAAGTTCTTCCTTGAAAAAGAAACTGGTGATTTTACAACCTTATTAAATGGTTATCCAATTTATGTTTATAACACTTCGATTGGAACTGGAGTGACATCTATAGATGGAACTGCACCTGGCGGCAATGCTGCAGTTGTGGGAATTGGTACCACTTATTTGGATAATATATATTATGTTAGATCTATTAATAGATCTTCAAATAGAGCAGACTTTATTGCAGATGTTGATTCTAATTCAACTAGCATTATAGGTATAGGAACAACTGGTGAAGGATCTGGTAATTTCTCTTGGGGTAGATTATCTGGATTCTCTAGAGGTTCTAATCCAATATCAATTGGAGTAACTTCTAAGACTGTTAATGTAGGATTAACAACCTTCCCAAGAGTTCAAAGAAGGAACGTCGGCATTAGAAATACTGGTGCATTAAACGATCCTGCATAAATTAGTATAAATAAAGAAAAAAAGCTATAGAAAATGGCGGCTATTGTAACAGATCAATTTAGAAT